GTCACACTTTGGGTTTATGCAGACAAGCTTCAATTCTTGATATACTTCCGTTGAGCCTTCTTCGCTGACAAATCTACTGCCGGCAATCATCATCTTGCCGCCGCAAGTATCGCATTTCACGCCGCACCACCTCCTTCCACGTTATAGGCGTATGGCCTGGGTTGCTGCGCTCGTTGAGTTATAAGTTGTCTTACTTGGTTTTCATAGCCTTGTGGGTCATTCCTTTGTAGCATCTTTAATTCGTTCTGCGCTTCTGGCGGTAATGTTGGTTCTATTTCCTCCATAAACTTAGCCATAAGCATGTAAAGGAACTGCTTTTCCTGCGCCCTCTGTGCCGCTTCTTCGGATTTTCTTGCTTCAAGTAACCCATCTAAGTCAGGAATAACACCCTTTGGCTGTCTTTCAAGATACTCAATGAAAGTTATTAACTGCTGTTGTAATAGGTTGTCCAATGTTTGAATCTGTGCCGCTTCACTCCATAGATTGGCAGGTCCTACATCAACCTTCAATCTCAGCTTAATATCTTTTAGTATTGAAGTATCAATCTGCTCTATAACCGTCTTTCCTTCACGCTTTACGGGTATATTCCTTACCGGGTAATCTGTATATTTGCTTGTCCAGAAGTCAAGCCAAATTAAGCCAATGTCCTCTATGTACTGATAGAATCTGCGCTTGATACTTGCCAGTGGCACAACTGCATTTTTACTGTTGACGATAATTGCGCTTGTATTGATTGGGTTAGCTTCTCCAAGTGCTGATTCGTTTGCTCCTGCCATGTCCTTAGTAATGCCAATGAACCACTGCATAAACTGCATAACTGCCGCCGATATTTGGGCAGGTTGCATATATGAAGCCGCACCAGCTACGCCGCCCGCGTCAACGCCGTTTACAGGAATTGCTTTTGACAAGTCATTCGTCCAGTTCGGAATACGCGTCTTGTCGTATAGCACCTTTGGGAATCCGTGTAATTTTATCCACAAGGCGATCATAGCGGCCTGTTGGTTAATAAGTATATTGTTAGGTACAAGTGAAGTGGCTTCGGCTTCACCGTATGCGTCACCCTCACGCTCGTACCAGTTCATCAGTGCTACCGGATAACGATGTAACCCTGTATCCCATTTCTTGCGGATAATGACCGTTTGAGTAGACTTTTCGGCGAATATATGCCATTTCTTGCCCTTGGAAACTTGGACAAGTTCAACCATTTCAATGCCGGTTTCGGGGTCAACCGTAATTTGTTCGGTTTCCTCAAATTCCTCTATCAACTCACGCCATAAATGCAAAAGGACGGTACACTTTCCCTCGCCGCCCTCTAATTCACTCTTTGCTCTATCTCCTGTCTGGTTGTCCGTTTCATCATCTGAAACAATGTATTCAATATCGGAAGCTGATACACCGTTCTCTTTAGCTTCAAGCCGCACATCTTCCACATTCCGTCTGAATGATAAGATTATATAAGGCTGAACAGGCTCATAAGCGTTGTTTATTTCAGGGTTATTTGGGTCACCGGGAAAGTAGTTTGAGATGTTCACCAACTCACCCATGATGTTACCCATCTGCCCATCACCGTTGTCTATCTTGTCGTACCAATACCAATACGAAACAAAACTGCCGCTTATAGCCGCCTTTAATAGCCCCTTCTCATTCATGGAATCCATTTTAAGGTTTTCCCATAACGTTTCCGAATACTCGCTAAAAAGGCTTGCAATTCGCCGATAAAGCACGCTCGTTTCATCGTCTGCTATATCTGAAATTCCCTCGGCGGTAAATTGCATTTTAAGAAGATCAGACATTACCTGTGCAACTTTCCAATCCACAATACGTTTTGTAACGTTAAGAATTGGGGTCGGAAGTTTGTTGGCTTTTATTCCAGACCATTGATCTCCCGAATAGAATCTCTCGTTCTTATCTATCTTCGACAACAGACTTATTTTGCTCTGATAGTTTTTCCCTTGCTGGTATTTATCCCATGTAGCTGTGTTTTCCATTTGCTCACCATCCTTTTAAGGCAATAAAAAAAGAGCCACCCAATCCGGTTAAGGACTGAATGGCTCTCTAAGGGGCTCTTAATTCATTATGAATCTTGTATACTCGTGATATTTTCTTATTGGTTTGAAGTATTTCTCAATGCTTCTTCGTATGTGGTTCTTTTGATACCAAATTCTTGTTACTTCAAAAAACTTGTACTGCATTGTTTCTCTACCGCAACCCAATATGAAAGCGTTTTTGTCATACCTAAATACTTTCAGTATCGTTTCTTTCGTCAGTTTTTCGGTTGAGTAAGGCATTCTCGACACTCTCCTTTTTGGTGTTCTTATACTTCTTTCAGCCTTTTTCTTAATTCTTTTGGGGAGATTTTTTCTTTTATTGCTTGGTTTCTCACTAGAACAGCTTTTTTTGACCACTCTTTAAACATTTGCCTAGCAAGATTGTAGTTATTCCTACATTCAAAAGAATTAAACCCGTTATCAGGAATTCGCATGATTTTATGTATTTCTCTGTTTTTGCGGTTATATTCCTTTAAAAACTCAACTTGTAATGGATTGTCGGCGTAACTTTTTGCATATACAAGGTGTTTATCCTTGTGAAGTTTTTCCCTTATATAATTCCTCACCCACTTCATCTTTGACGTTCTCCTTTCTGACGTTCATTTCTCCACATCGGGGGCATTTGATTTCATAATCTCCGTTTATGTAGCCTAAAAGCTTATTGCACTTTTTGCACCGTACCTCTTGCATATTATTCCCCCTCTGGTAAATCTCCTGTGTAACCCATGATTGCATCTATCTCGTCTTGCAGTTCCTTTTCGGCTTTCTTTGCTTCCTTGTTTTCAATGTGTTCTTGGATAGCCTTAATTGGGCTTTTAAGCGGTTCTATTGGCTTACCCTTAGAAACATCTATGCCAAGCTTTAAACCCCATCTAAAAGCAAAACAGAAGCATAAAAAAAGCACCGTTGCAAGTGCTGTGCTGATTATTGCTATTTGCATCTTACCAACCTCCGTTCAAATAACTTTCTGTTACTTCTCCCCCAAAATAAGCATCTTCGCTTTCGGTTTCTCCCCAGTCGTCATGTCGTTTTTGTTTAGGTTCACTTGAAACATACATTCGCGATGAACAGAAATACCTTATCATATCGGGATAGTGCGTAACCTCGTGGGGCTGTGTCGCAACGTCGTTAGGGTTCTTCTCGCTTCTCTGGATTGTGGTCAAGTGTTTCCACAAATCTGGGTCAAGCCCTTCATCAAAGGTCAAGTTAGCCGTTTTGTAGACTTCCCCGGTCTGTTCGTCCCTTACTTCATAAGGTTTCAGCCATTCATGGACGTTAAGCCAGCCCTGCTCACGGTCGTTTGACACTCTGTAAAGCAATATACCATTTTCGTAGAATATCTGCGCCGCTGATTTACCCGTGTCCTGCCGCCTGTTCCACAGGTCGGGCGGGGCGTAGTAGGCTTCAATCTTTTCCTTGCCAGTAAACTTCTTTATAACCTCGGCAGCTTCGGAAATTATCAGGTTTTTCTTCCGTATCGCCCTGTAACATCTAGCCTTGCCGTAGTTATTAACCCAAAACCACCCGACAGCGAGGCTGTCAAAGCCGTAGTCAAGGGCAACATAACGCTTGTACCACTCAGGTATATTCTGCATGGGCTTGACGATGTGGATTTCCTTCCTAAGTTCCGGGAACGCAAAGCCACATAAAGAAGTAAAGCGTCCAAACTGGCGCGCTTCACGTTCCGATTCGTCCATAACGGCTTCCATCTCGGCGATTTCTTCTGCACTCAGCCAAGGGTTATCTGCCCATTCAAACATCCAGTAGTCTATGTTCGGGTTATTGTTCTCATTTAAGTAAATCATGAAGTAAACCCAGGTCAAACCGAGAAGCGGGGTCATTGTAAACCACATGTCGCCGCGCTGATCCATTATACGCATCCAACATTCCTTGAAAATGTCCTCCGGAGGTTCTTCATCGAACCACATCCAACCTAAAGATGCGCCCTGGAAGCTCTCCCTGCCCTGTTCGCAAGTCTTAAACCCTATAAACTGCCCATTTTTAAGCCTGATTTCTTCGATTAAAGAGCCTTCCGGGTCGTCCTTGCGCCCTTTGCGCATGATAATGTCCTTGATTTCCTTCTTAGGCAGCCAGCGCAAAACCTCCGGCTGCGCAACCCTCCTCTGGACATCGCCCGTCAATGAAACAACCCAGCCGGAAGAAGGCTTTAGTTTGCGGTATCGACTATCGCCCAAGGCGTGCAACACAGCTTCAACGGCTCCGCCGACCGTTTTGCCCGTCCTATTGCCGCCGAATATGGCCTTAATCCTCTTGTCGCTTTGGTGAAACAGTATCTGCTTCTTATGTACCTTCTCGCCGACGTTGTATATCTCAAGCCTGTTTTCCTTTATGCGCCTGTCGATTATGCTTTGAAGTTCAACTATCTCGTTGTACAGCTTTATTACTTCGGGTCTTTTCCATACATCTTGCTCCATACAATCACCGCTTTGCCTTGCGCTTGAAATATTCTATCTGTAACAGGCGTTTCATGGCTTCTTCCTTTGTCAGATTCGGCTTGGACAGGTTCTTGCCGGATTCACTTTTTACTTGATAGCCTTGCTTGGTCTTGACAATCATACAACCGCCTCCTTAGTCAC